ATATTCGTCACCGCTGCCGTGTTGAATAGCGGCACCGATTGCAGCGAAACGCACCCGTTGAACATGCCGCTCATATTCGTCACCGCTGCCGTGTTGAATAGCGGCACCGATTGCAGCGAAACGCACCCGTTGAACATGCCGCTCATATTCGTCACCGCTGCCGTGTTAAACGGCGGCACAGACTGCAACGCAGAGCACCCGGCAAACATGTTCGTCATATCCGTTACCGCTGCGGTGTTGAAGATCGGCACCGATTGCAGCGAACGGCAAAGGTTAAACATGCCGAACATATTTGTCACCGCTGCCGTGTTAAGCAAATACACAGCGTGTAGGCTGGTGCAGTTATTAAACACACTATCCATATTCGTCACCGCCGATGTATTGAGCGGCGGAATGGTTTGCAGTGAGCGGCACCCATTAAAAGTTGAGGCCATATTTGTTACCGCTGCGGCATTAAACATTGGGACCGCTTGAAGCGCGAAGCAATTCTGAAATGTGCTTTGCATGTTTGTGACCGCTGCGGTGTCGCCAAACACAACAGATTGCAGGCTTCGCATGGACCGAAAACGATGGCTTAGATCAGTCGCGCCGCCAAAATTTCGCACCGCCACGCGCTCGCAGGTATTGAAGCGGACGTTTTCCGTTGTGCTGTTTGCAGCAATTACGAGTCCTGCCGTGGTAAAATTAGGGCTTCCAACTTCGATATCTAGCCACCCCGTTTCGTAAGCCTGCAAACCAGCCTGAGTGTGTCGAACATTAAGATTGATAGCCGTCAGGCTCTGACCGCTCTGCGGTGTCACTGTTACGATGGCTTGCTTGTAGGGCAACAGCGTCGCAGAGCCATCGCCCGTCAGCGCGACAGCTGCGCCGCCGACCGTGGCCGCCACTTGAAAGGAGTTGGCGGTGGCGTTGATGACATAATAGACCTGCCCGGCAGTCAGGCCGGTCGTGGTGGTGATGTTGTAAAACCGAACATCCATGCCATCGGTGTAGCCGTGAGATGTGCGCTGGATCAGATCGCCTGCATCCGTCAAGGCGACCGGAGCGTTGGTTCCGTCTAGATCGGCGTCATTGAAGTCATACAACTTCAGCGCCGTCGCACCGCTGGTATGGCTCGTGGTTGTGCCATCGCCCCAATCAACTGAGTAATCGCCCGCTGCCGTAAAAGCGATAAAAGTGCTGTCAGGGTAAACAGCCAACAAACCGCGAAACGCCTGCTCGGTGTCACCAACCGCCGTAAGCGCCCGCCACGACGGATTATGCACCCACGGCTGCGGCGGCCGTACCGCAGGCGGGATTGACGCGCGCCGAGAGGATGCGACGTTGCGGACGCTCATCAGGCGATCTCCGCTCCAAAGAGCGAAAAGCTGACATCGGCGGTCGAGGCGTAAACCGACACCACATCGCCAGCCGCCAGCGAAATGCCCAGCGTGAAAAACGCGCTGTCATACTGGTTCACCGCAGCGTCGAAGACGATGTAATGCTGGTTCGCGATGGACGCGCCGCCAGGGCGAATGGCGATGCGGTAGGTGGCCGACACGCCGCGATTGCCAACCACCAGCGTCGAACACACAGCCTGCGTTGACGCCGGCACCGTGTAGAGCGTCGTTAGCGTGGCGGCGGCGGGTGCGCTCTGGCCTAGCACTTTGTAAGCGGTCGGCATCTCAGCCCCCCATCAGCAGGAACGGATTGAGCGTCTCGGCAGAACCACCACCACCGCCGCCGAGGTTGGCGATCTGCTGCGCCGTGACCTTTCGCGACGTGCCGCCCTGGTTGACCTCGATTTCCTCGGTGCCGGCGACCGAAGACGCCGCCGGCAGTTCAGAGATTTTCACGAATGCCACGGCGGCGCCTCCTGCTTAGGCGAGCGTCAGCGACAGCGCGCTGGCGGCGATGGTGAGGCTGTCGCCGCTGTCCACCGTGCGCGCCGTGGTGAGGGCGCCAGACCACAGGCAGTTGCCGCCCGTCGCCGCGTCGAACACGGCCACGGATGCCATTGAGCCCCAGGACGCGGACGCCGGACCGAAGACCAGCAGGGCGCTATTGGTCGCAACGTCGTTCGTGACGCTGAAGCTGACGACCTGGCGCGCGTAGCCATTGCCGCTCGGCTCGCCAGTCAAGCCGGTGTCGGTGTGGCCGGTTCCGACGCCCACGAACCACGCCGTTGGGCGTGTCACAGCGCCGGCTGTGAGCTGCCACGCGAGAAGCTGGTTCTCGGAGAAGTTGGTGAGGTTGGACATATCCGGCTCCTATGAGGTACTGCGTTACTCGGGCAGCGCAGCAATCTGCGCGGCGAGCGCCTGCAACTGCGCCATCAGTTCGGCCTTTGTCGGCGCGGGCGGCGCGGGCGGCGGTGGGGGCGGTGGCTGTTCGGTCGGCAGCGCGTCGCCCATCTCAAGCGCCATTGCGGCGGCCTCGGACCAACGCGGATCAGATGGGGTGATGTGATACGGCAGGCCGTTGACGACGCCGACCAGCGTGCCGTCCTCACGGCGTGCGGTGAGGGCATCAAGCATTGGGCGTTCTCCAAGCGAAGCCACGAAACCTTGGCACTGATCCGCCAATCGAGAATGAAGTGCCGCCTGCCGCGACGCCTGCGCCTTCGCCGTTCAGGGCGTTGCCGTCATAGCCTTGCCAGAAATATGCCCATGTTCCGCTGGCAGGCAGCGTATATGTGCTGGCGTTGGTGTTGATCTGCACCCACTGCCCAATGCCGGCCGATGTCTGCGGCGCTGCTGCGAGTTGCGTGCTGACGCTGCCAGAGCAGGCCGAAAGGTTAATAAAAACACCACGCGCCGCGCCGCCCGCCTCGAACACGCGGAAAGACGACGCCTGCACATCGACTATGATGTCGTCCGTTAAGGACGTTCCGCTGGCCGGCACCTGAAGCCTGACTTGCCCGCCTTCGGCGCCGCCTTCTCTCTCAACAATCAGCGTGCTCGGCACCGTAATAGGTCCGCTGAACGTCTGCCCCGCCGCGTTCGCCGCGCCAATCGCCGCCCGCGCTGCTGCGGCATCAGCCGCAGTCAGAACCGCCGAGCCCGTCGCCGTGGCGCCGAGGGAAGTCCGCGCCGCTGCGGCATCTGCCGCGCGGAACACTGCCGAGCCTGTCGCCGTGGCATTCTGCACGGTGCCATCTGAGCGCAGATAAATCGCCCGCTCTGCCGGCACGGCGCAGTAAACCCGCACGCTGCCCAGGAAGTTCATCAGGGCCGTCGTGCCTGCCGAGTTCCAAAGCACAGTGGTCCGCGTCAGCGTGTTGGGGCTGCCGGCCGTAACCGTGCCGATGCCCATTTCCGCAAGCGTGCCGTCATCCATGCCATAAAAGACGGTGGTGCCGGAGGCAAAAGTCGGGATGAACGGCAACCGCCCGGCAGCAGCCCCGCCGAGGTTGATGGTGGCCGCCGTGCCCGGCGCGTTCGCCGTCTCTTGGACGAAGTTAGCGAGCATCCCTTACAGCCTCTCGGTAATGGTCGCGGCCCAGGCGCGCAAAGCCGGGCTTTTGGATGGCCAGCCGACGCCAGATGCGCCGCTGACGATGCCGAACACCGCCTCGCGCGCGACATTCGCGCCGGCCGGGAACGGGACGAACAACACGTTGCTGCCGTCCTGCCCGGCGATCTGAAGCGCCTGCGTCAGCGTCCAGACATCGGACGCATCGAGCGACGACAGCGCCACCCGCCATGACCGGCGTGCGTAGCGGAAGGTTGGAAACTGCTGCCCGCCGCGCGTGACCACCGCAGGCGCCTCGGCCTCGCGCGCGAATGCGCTCTCAAAGCCAATATTCCGCACCGGCCGCACTACGCGCCCAGCGAACAACTGCGCCACGCGCAGCCGCCCTTCCGGGTTGCCTGCGTCGCTAATGTCCACCCGCATATACCGCGCCGTCTGCTGCGTTGTCGGGATATGGAGGCTTTGCCGGTAGCCAGCGGCGACCGTGCCGCTCAAGGTGCCGCTGTCATAGCTTGAGGTGGCAAAGGTGGCATCGCTGCCCACGCGCCAGCGAACCGTGGCGCTGGGCGTGAGGTTATTATTAAACAGCCCGAACGCACCCCAATCCACCGCCGTTGCGGCATCCACCACGACATGCGCCGTCGTCGTGCCGCTAGGCGTTTGCCAACTGCTGCTGGTGGCGCCGTGCGGATTTTGCATCTGCTCAGGGCCGAGGCCAGCAGCGGATGCTGACGCTGATATGGCGCCTGTGCGGCCCCAGTTGTCGAAGCCGAAGATCGCGTTGCTCATACCAGCACCTGCAAGGTGGCGAGATCGTCCAGCGTGCGGATTTGCTCACCCACGATGCGGCCCACCCCACCCGCCGCCAGCGGGCCGGGGTAGGTGATGGACACGACATCGCCAATGTCGCGCGCGAGCGCGAGCGAAAGCGGAACCGCTACATCGTAAAGGCGCCGCTCGCCCGGCACGCACCACAGATCCCGCAGCAACGTGGCCAAGGCGGCGGCGTGGGTGGCGTTGGTTAGCGATGTCTCGACAAGCGGCGGATCGCTCGGCCGGCGCCATGCGTTGCTGACGGCTGTGGAGTTCGCCGCCGCGACGCGCCAGGTCTGCGCCAGGTCTTGGATGCGGGCGCCTGTAAGCGTTGGCGCGAGCGCGCTGGTCTGCGTCGTGAAGTTCCGCCCCCAGCCCACGCGCATCCGAAAGGGCGGCGGCGAGAGAGGCGGCGACAAGGGCCGAGGCGTGCAAGCGACAATCTCGGCGCCCGTGAAGCTGGCCACCGGCAGAGCGCCAGCCGGCACAGGCGCCAGAGATACCGCCGTTAACTGCCCGGCGCGCGAAGGCACGAGGCGGCCCGCTGAGGATCGCAGCAACTGCCCCACCACCGCCACGCCATCAAGCGGTTCGTCTGTGTTCAGGAACACGCCAGCGGCCCACGGCGCTGCCGTCGCCAGCGTGGCGAAGGACGCCGCGTTGATGAGCCCCGCCGGGACGGCCAAATCCTGCTCTAGCAGCTCCAGCGCGACCGTGGCGGCGACCGATGGCGCGGCGCTATCCGGGAATGCGCCCCAAGCGTCCACCGTGATAACACCAGCGGGCGGGAAGGTGCCAAGCCGGATAAAGAGGCCCCGCGCGCTGCTCTCGACGTTGTATCGCGCCGCAGGCGGCGCAGCGGCGGTGATGTCCGCGACGCTGGCGTTAAAGGTAATCCCGCCGGCTAGGCCGCGCTCATACAGCGCCACGACAGCGCCAGGCGCATCGCTGATCTGGTAGATGCCCGCCACCGGGTCCACGAGCTGCGGCGATATTTCGCGCACCGGATCGGCTGCGCTGCCACCGCGCAGGCGGGGCTTCCGTTTGCCGGCCAGCGCTGAATTGCCGTCCAGGCCACCCGTGCCGCCATAGGTGGCACCATCGGCCGGGCGCTCGATCCAGTAAGACGGATCACGCAAAGACAGCCGAAGCTCTACCTCATCCACCGACCAGCCGGCGGCGATGCCAGACAGCACCGGCAGCGTGTCGGCCAGCGGCGGATCGCGCCAGTCCAGGAATGCGCCATTGGCGGACAGCGCCACCTTGCGCCCAATCCGCAGCCGCACCGGGCGGCCGTCGGCGTTGCGGGTGAGGGCGAGCGAGGTCAGCGCATCGCGCTCATTGGCCAGCCGCAGAGAGCCCCAGCCGGCCGCCGCGCCTTGGCCGTTCGGCGCGAGGTCCATCGCGCGATCAAGCTCGACGCCAGAGATGAGAATGGGCGGATAGACTTGCAGCCCGCCCGCGTCCGTCTCGCGCGTGACGTAACCCACATCAGACGCGCGCACCGTCGCGGTGTCCGCGATGATGGGCGAGGTGAGCGACAGCACGCCATGTGGCAACACGCCATGCGCCTGGCCGGGCGCCGTGTCTGCCCCGCTTGGCGGCTGATACACCTCAATCTCGGCCGCCAAAAACAGCGGGCCGGTTCCTGTCGTCAGGCTCATGCGGCGCGGGCCGTCAGCGGATTATTCGCGCCCTGCTGCACCTCGCGGCGCAGCGCCTTCAGCTCGTCTTGCAGTCGGGCCAGCGCGCCGACCAGCGTTTCCGTCTGGTTCCGCGTCTCGGAGGCCAGCACCGACGCGGTAAGCGCGTCGCTGCCAAGCGAGCCAATCTGCGTCAGGGCCTCGATGATGCGGCCTTCAGCGTTGGCAAAGCCCTGGCCGGTGCCAAACACCTCGCGAGAGAGGCCCCGGAACGTCTCGGCCGACTGCTGGAACCGGCCAATGGCGTTGGCGTCGCCACCGCGCGCCGCCGCCAGAGTGCGCTCGAAGTCCTGTTCGGCGGCAGACAGCCGGGACAGCGGGTTGCCTGTGTTGTCGTTAGCCACGCGCAGGCGCAGCGCGTAATCGGCAAGCCCGCCAATGGCGCCAGTGACGGGCCGCAGCAGTTGTTCGCGGGCCTGCTCGATGGCGCGCTGCTGCTGGGCGTTGACTTCTTCAAGGCCAAAGCCGAGCCGCTCTGCCGTGGCGCGCAGGCCGTCAAACTGCCGCGCTACAGCGCTGAGAGGGTCGGCAGCATCCTTCACCGAAAGCGCAAAAGCGTCGAGCTGCGCGATCATCGCAGCCGCCTCTTGAGCAGCGCCTAGCCCGCTAGAGAGCGTTCCGCCCGCCCGGCCGATGGCGCCTTGAATACGTGCATCAGATGCCGACAGGCTGAATTGCCCGAGCGCCGCGCTGAGGCTGCTGGCGCGGTTCGGATCGGCCTCATCAGACCCGAGAACCGCCGAGCCGGTGACGCGCAGGCCGAGCGCAGACATCTGCGCGTTAAGGGCGGCGATCTCTTGCTGCGTTTGCTGCAATAGCGCGTCAACCGCTTGGCCGGCGTTCTTGGCGCCGCTGCCGGTGATGCCCAGAAGTCCGCTGTCGTCTGCGCCGACGTTGACGTTGAAGAAAGACCGCGCACGGCCAGGGCCTATCAAGCCGCCCAAAAGCCCGCCGCCAGCGCCGCCGATAGCGCCGCCGAGAAGCGTGCCGATCCCAGGCACAATGCTCCCGATGAGAGCGCCGGCCAGGGCGCCGCCGCCAGAGCCGATCATGCCGCCGGTCTGCTTGCCGCCGACCAAGCTGTTCAGCAACAAGCCCGCGCCAAAGCCAAGGCCGGCGCCGCCGAGCAACTGGCCCACCGACGCGCCGCCGCCAAGGGCAGCGCCGCTCAGCGTCGGGCCGATGGGGCCAGATGCGCCGATCACCGTCGTGTTTAACAGCCCTGACAGGCTTGCCCCTGCGCCGCCCAAGCCAAGCGCGCCAAGCCCGAGCGCGCCGCCCATGCCAGACAAGCCCAGAAGGCCCATCATGCCGCCCGCGCCGCTGACATCAGAAACCACCGACGACACCAGAGGCCGCGCGATAGCTTCCACCGCCATGCGGATGGGCGTCGAGATGGCAAGCCGCTGCATGGATTGCAGCAGGGCGCGGAAGTTGCCGCCTGTCTCGCGGAAGCTGTCCGCGAACCCATCCGCCAGATATCGCGTGATGCTGTCTGTCGTGCGCTCGTTTTCGCGCTGCCGCTGTTCAAGCTCGCGGCGTTCTTCCGTCTCGCGACGCTGGCGAGCGCGGTCTTCTTCCTGTGCTGCCCGCTCAGTCACGCGGGCCGTCATGTCGCTGATGCGCTGGCTTTCGCGCTCGGCTTCCTGGGCCGCCGCAGCGGCACCGCTAGCTTGATCGCGACGCGCAGCCGCCTCGCGCATCAGCTCGCGCGCGCGATCCTCAGACAGCCCGCCAGCGCCTTCGCCAAGGGCGCGTTGGCGATTAATGCGCTCGATGGCTTCCCGATACTCACGCTCGGCCCTCGCCCGCTTGTCCAGGCTTTCTTCAAGCTCGCGCGTCTGCTCGGCGTTCCGGCGGCGCTCGCCCTCAACGCGACGCTGGCCGGCGCTGTGTTCTTCGGCCTGGCGCGCCTCGTCAGCCTCGCGCGCGATGCGGTTCCGTTCTTCGACGGCGGCGCGCAGGGCGGCTTCTTCACGCTCAAGCTGCCGCTGAAGCCGTGCGACATGGGCTGAAGTGTCTTCGCCAGGGCCGAAGCCGCGCGGGTTGGCAATCTCGGCGCGCAGCCGGTCAACACGGCCTTGCGCCGTATCCGCTGCCTGCGTTGCCCGGTCTTCGGCATTGCCGAGGCCGGCACTGCGGCGCAGCCGGTCAATTAGGTTGGCCGCACCGACAAGCCGCTCAGCAATGGCGCGCGAGGTGCCCAGCGCCTGGTCAAGCTCACCCAGGAAGCGGCCGGTCGCGGTGCTGACAGCCGAGAAGCCACGCGCGAGCGACGGCGGCATGGCCTCAAACTGCTCGCGGATTTGCTCAGTTGCCCGCAATAGCGCAGGCATAACGCGGCTGGCCGTCAGCTCACCTTCCGCGCCCATCTTGCGAAGCTCGCCAACGCCCACGCCAAGCTCGCGCGCAAGCAACTGGGCGAGAACCGGCATATTCTCAAGCAGCGACCGGAGTTCATCGCCTTGCAGGACGCCAGAGGCAAGCGCCTGACCCAACTGCATGGTCGCGGCGGCCGTCTCTTGAACAGTCGAGCCCGACACGACGCCCGCTTGCTGTAGGCCACGCACCAGCTGCATCACTTGCCCGCTGGTGGCGCCGATCTCGCTGGCCGCGACAGAGAACCGGGTGAACGCCGCCGCGCTCTCGGTGATGGCCACGCCTGTCTGAAGGCTTAGGCGATAAAGCTGGTCATAAACCGCAACGGCAGACTGAAGGCCGCCGGTTGCATTGGAAATCCGGGCAAGGGTCTGCGTCAGTTCATCGCCAGCCCGCACCGCCGCGACAGCGGCAACACCAATGGCGGCAATGCCGGCAGCAGCGGCGGCGCCACCCGTGCCAAGCGCCGACAAGCCAGCGCCCAGCGGCCCAAGCCGGCCCGCCATGCCCTCCAGGCTGCGCGACACCTCGCCCGCCGTCGTGGCGACAGCGCCAAGCCCGCCCCGTTGCGCTGTGCGCTTGGCGGCATCGTCCAGGCGCTTCAGCGCGGCCTCGCCGGCCGTGCCCATCTTCTCAAGCTCGCGGCGAACGACGTCCGCGTCGCGGACGCTGAGCGAAAGCATAATGGCGCGTGAGCCGCTCATTCGCCCTCCGTCTTTCGCTCTGCGGCGCCCTCGCGGACGCCGGCCCAGGCTTCAGAAATCAGCACGCCCGCCACCTCTCCCGGCACGCCTTCAGCGCGTGCCAGGGCGAGAGCGCCGGCCGTGTCGAGTTCGGGGCCAGAAATGCCGCCCCGCAGGCACGCGCGAACAGCGCGCAGCACGGCCGCCCCTTCGGGCGACCGTGGCCGATTTACTTCTTGCGGGCAGCCCGCGCAGACGCCTCGGGGGCCGACGCCGGCAGGGACACCAGGGTATCGCCCGCCTCCGTCGCAGCCTCGGCAGGCGTCGTCTCCGCCTCCGAAACCCCATCGGAGTAGAGCGCGGAGCCGTTTCCCTCCACAGCCACCTCGCGCAGCGAGCGCGAGTAAGCCGCGACGAAGGACAGCGACAGGTCGGGATGCGCGGCAAACGCCTCGATGGCCGCCGCCGTCACCGGCAGGGGCTGCCCAGCATCGTCAGCCACGCCTTCCCAGCGCAGGATGGCGTAACGGGCCAGGGCCTCGGCGTAGAACTGCTGCCGCTGCCCTTCCAGCCAAGCGCCGTTGGCGCCATTGGCGCCCATCGCGTCGAGAGGCTGGCCCGCCTTCTCGGCAGCGTCGGCCTCTACGGCAAACACCGCAGCACGCCGACGCGCCTCGGCAATCGCAGCCTCGTTGATGCTGGTCGTGAGGGGCCGCACTTCGACCTTCACGCCATGCTCAAGCACCAGCCAGCGCGGCCGGCGATCCATCGTCAGTCGCAGCATGGGTTATCCCTCAGTTCGTGGCGTAAGAGGTGACAGCGTTGCGAAGCACCGCCTGCATCACGCCAGTCGTCGCGTGCGGACCCGCCACAAAGCGGAACCGCTGCGAGATACCGCGCGGGCCATCAATCGGCGCGCCGTCCTTCGTCAGGAACGTGCGGCCAAAGGTGAAGGTGATCGAGGTATTCGCGTCGATGGTCCACGCAACCGACAGCGAAGCCGGCGCGGCACCGGCCGCTGCCGCGTCATAGATGGCGTGATCCGGGAAGCGCATGGTGATGGCGCCCGAGGCAGAGGCTTGGCCTTCCTCGATGTCTTCCATGCGGTAGTCGTTCCGCACGGTCGCCAGCATTTCCATGTTGTTGGAGAACTCAAACTCGGCCGCAGTCACCAGCCCCAAATTGGCGCCGCCTCGGCTGATCGAGCCCTGCACGTTGAAGAAGCGCGAGAACGCCGTGACCACGGGCGTGCCTGCGCCGGTTGTCGCGGAAGTCGTCTCGGCCAGACCCATCAGCCCCACCGTGGCCTGCGCCGCGCCATCGGGCGCCAGGCTGACCGACATGGAGCCGGCACGCACACCCGCGACACGCTCAAAGCGCGTGATGTCGGTGTAAGCCTTCTCCACGCTGTTATAGGGCAGGGTCGCGCTGCCGCTCTGGTAGGTGTGGATGAAGTTGGGATTGGTGCCCGTGGTGGTCGGCGCGCCAAGCAGCAGGCGCAGCCAGCGGCCAATGTGGACGGTATCCAGCGGCACCACCGCCTGACCCTGCACGCGCACGAGGCCATAGTAGGGGTCGGCTGCGTCGCGGTTGGTGGTCGAAGACAGGACGAAGTCCTGCTGAAGATCCTGACGCGGCGACAGGTCGAGCGAGAAACAGGGCGTCTGGTCATAGTTGCCAGTTGCCGGCGTGCCGGGGGTGGTTTCCGGCCGCATACGCAGCCGGAAATTGCTGCCAAGAGCAGTCATCGCGAGCATCTCCTGCTGCGGTTAAAGCCGCCGGATGGCGGCCGATTAGAGGGCCGAGGTATAGGCCAGCGTCCGAAAGGAAACCGTGCCCCAGAGGCGATCACGGTTGCTGTCGAAGCTGTCTTCCAGGCCATCAAACATGACCGGCGCGAAGCCGGCGGCTGGCGTCCAGCCGATTAGAGCGACAACGACGGAGCGCGCCGCCGTTAGCAGGCCAGTCGCGCCGGCCTGCCCGCGTTCGTCGCCCTTGTTGTCCACCGCGATCAGCACGCGGAAGCGGATCGTGCATTCTTGGTCCAGCGGGCTCAGCGTATCCATGTCGCTCGGCTCAATGCCGCCGGGCATGAAGAACGCATGAGGCACCGGGAACTCAGTCTGTTCGCTCGCCCGCGCTTCGGCTGCCGTGCCGGCGACGCGGTTGGAGAACACCGCGCACTGCGCCCGCAAGCGAGTGATGACGGCATCGGGCAGGGTTGCGAGGCTCATCCGACACCTCTGAAGGCTGCGCTGCTCTCAATGACACGCAGCACGCGCCGCTCAAGATCTGCGAGCGCCCGCTTCTGCATCGGCGACCAGATCGGACGCGGCGCCACGCGGCCGACACGGCGGTTGACGGTCTTGCCGTTCTGCCGCTTCTGCACTCGGTTGCTTGTGCCGAACTCGAGCAGATGGCGATGCGCTGCGATGCCCCGGCGGCTGAAGATCCGCGCGCCGTAGCCTTTCTCGCGCGAAGGAAACGCAATCCGCAGGCCGCGCAGAAGGTTGCCGGTGAACACGGCCGGCGCTTCGTTAGGTGCAGAAGCCGTCCAAGAGCGGACATTCCTGCTTTTCATCTGCTGGCGGCGGCTGACGGTGCGCTGGATGCCACCGAACAGCGTGACGCGCTTGCGGACGATCTTGTAGCGCGCCCGGCCGGTGCGGACGCCGTATTGCTTGCCAGACTTCGGCCGGCGCAGCTCATTGGCGACGATGCGGTTGTAATCCCGCGCCATCACGCGAAGCGCGCCGCGAATGTCTGCGTCGAGCGCCGCCGCATCTGTGACCAGCTTTAGAAATGCGCCCCGGTTGCCGATGGAGACGCCGATCATGCGTCGAAGTCCACCCGCATTTCCTCGGCCATCACCTCAAGCCAGCGCCGCCGGCCGTCAGGGTCGCGCGCGTCGCGCTTGCGGAACCGCTGCGCGCCTTCGTTGACCGACAGATGCGTGAAGGTGGTCGGATCTAGCCAGCGCAGGGTGATGCGATGCGTGATCGCCTCGCCCACCTGTATGGAGCCGATGTAAACGCTGCCGCGCGTGGCCTCGACAGCGCCCCAGACCTCGGCCACCGTCGCGAATGTCTCGGCAATGCCCGTGCTGCCGTCTGCCGCCTGCTGGCGCATTTCCAGCGTGACGCGGTTGCGGAGGCTGCCGATGTTCACAGCCCATGCACCCGATACGGGTCAAGCAGCCGCCGCACCGCAGGCACCTCGGATAGCGGTTTCGCGGCGCTCGCCTCGCGGTTTTCGTAAAGCTCGCCCAGCACCAGCAGGATGGCCGCGCGCAGGGCGGCAGGAACCGCCCCGGCGTTGGTATAACCGGCCTGGAACCGCACCCGCACCGCAGCGCGGTCATCAAGCCGCGTGCCCGGCCAAGTCGTGCCCACCGCCGGCCACAGAAGCGCCGGCTGAGCAGTCGGGCCAGACGACGCCTCTACTTGATAGGCGGCCGGGTCGAGCAGCGTATCCGCGCCAGCCGCCGAGGTGTAGCGCAGCGATGTCACCGACAGCAGCGGCGGCACCGGCAGGGTGATGGCGCCGATGGGGAACTCAGGCAGCCGCAATTCCCAGGTCTGCGCCATCAGCGCGCGGCCGGTGTGGTTCTCCACCGCCTCGCGGGCCGCCTGCAAGTAAGCCTCGGTCAGCGTGGCGTCGGTGCCGCCGATGCCCGCGCGCAGATGTTCCTGCGCGTCAGCCAGCGAAACCGGCTCGACGGTCGGGGCCGTGATGAGGCGGAAATCCATTGTCAGCCCTTGCGCTTCGTCACGCGGGCCGGCTTGGCCTGCTCGGGCGCGTCAGAGGGCGCAGCATCAAGCGGCGCCACGATGCCAAGCGCCATCAGATGCGCGGCGTCGTTAGCCGACAGCAAGCGCGTCTCGCCAGTCGCATAGAAGCGGTCGCCCATCATCTCGCGCAGAACGCGGTATGGCTGCATAGCGACCTCCTAACCGAAGAAAGAGGGGACGGGCCGAAGCCCGCCCCCGTTAGCGTCAGGCCACGAAGCCGAGGTCGGCGTAAACGAACGCCGCCGGGCGATAGACCGCGAGCGCCAGACGCTCTTCGGCCAGCACCGTGACGAGGTTCTTCGTGAAGTTGTCCTGGTCCTCGGTGGACACCATCACCACCGCATCCTCGCGGTCGAAGATCTGCGCGCCGAGGCGGAAGGCGCCGACCAGCACCTTGTCCACCGTGATGGCCTGGGTCGCCACCACCGGCAGGCCCCACAGCGTCGGCTGCGTGCCCTGCTGCGGGTTGCCGATGATGTAGCGGCCCTGCGTGTCCTTCGTCGTCTCGATCCGCGCCCAGTCGGTCGGGTGCATCACGATGCCGGTCGAGGGGAACTCGGCCAGCGACGCCTGGAGCAGCGCGAGGCGGATGGTGTCGATAGCCGTGGCACCCGCCAGAGCGAACGGCGCGGAGTAGGCCGTCGCCTGCGGGATCAGGCCGTTGATGTTCTGGCCGGTGCCGTCGCCGGCCAGAAGCTGCTGTTCCTCAACGAACGACAGGCCAAAGCGCAGCCGGCCGTCGATGATGCTCTGGAGCTGCGGCGCATCCGCCAGCACCTGGCGGGAAGCGCGCATCCAATGCGCGATGGTGCGGACGTTAACGGTCGTCAGCGCCGTGGTCATCGCGCTCTGCGGCTTCGCGCCCGCTTCGGCCACCGGGGCCGCAGCGTTGGTGAAGGTCGCCTCGCGGACGAACTCCACCGCGTTGCTCGAGGTCGTGCCCGGCGTCAGCAGATCCCGGATGGTCATGCGGCGGTTCGGCAGCATGACGAACTCGGGCGAGCGATCCGCACGGACCACGCCGGCCGCCGTGGCCGAGGTGATGTTCTTCACCTCAACCGCGTGACGGCCACGCCAGGACGCATTGCCGCCGATGGCCTTGTAGCCGTCGTCGTCCACAAAACGCTGGCCGACAGTCTTCACCTCGGCATCGTCAGCCTTGCCGCGACGCGCGGCCTTCTGCTCCAGCTCGGCGACGCGAGCGCCCATCGAGGCGAGCGCCTCATCAGCGGCGGCCTTCACGGACGACTTCACCTCGCCCGAGGCGCCCTTGGCCTCGCGCAGCGCGTCTTCAGCGACGTTCCGCACCCGGTCGAGCGCGGTCTTGATCTCAGTGCCCAGCGCCTTGATTTCGGCGGGGGCGTCGAAGTTCTCGCTCATGGCGATCTCCTATGCCTTTGGATGGATGGATTAGCGAAAGAGGCCGCGAACGCCTGCGATGGCGTCCTTAAGCCCGTTGTCGCCTGCTCCCCCGGCATCCCGCTCGGTCAGAAGCGACTTAAAGCCACGCGCGGCGACGTGCGCGGCCTGCGAGCGCGAAAGGCCGAGCTGCTCCCGCAGCGCGTCTTCAAACTCGCGAATGGTAGGAAGCTCGCCCGACATAACCGCGGCTTTCACGCGGTCCACGCCTGCGAGCGGATTAGCGGGGTTGGCGACAAGCGAAACCTCGGTCAGCGCCAGCGACTTCAGCGTCCGCTTCGGCTGCCCGGCCTCGCGGCCATAGACGATGGCGTCGCGCTTGGCCCGGTAGCCAATCGACAGCCCCTTAAGCGCGCCGTCCTTCAGCAGCCCATAAATGCGCCGGCCCATATCGGTATCCAGCGCCGACAGCTTGCCCTTCACGCGCAGGCCATTGCCGTCTTCCTGCATGTCGGTCCACACGCCGACCGGCAGCGGATCGCCGCCAAGCGCCGGGCCGTGTTCGACATACATATGCGGCATAGATCCGGCGGCCTTGTGCGCGGCGAGGCTGTCGCGAAAGGCGCCCGAGACGATCAGATCGCCATGCCCGTCCACATTGCCGAAAACAGCGCCGTAGCCCTCAAACTCGCCGGGCGCGCCATCCTGCGCGAACTTCACCTCAAGCGCCGCATAGGCGGCGCCGCTCACGTTAGCCATTCGGGTGCCTCCTAAAGCTGCTCTGGGATGACATGCGCCGGATCGGCAGGCATGGCGCCCAGCCGCTCCAGCGTGGTCATGTTCGCCTGCGCCTGGAGGCGGTTGGCGTTCGGGTCATTGCTGCGCGGCAGGTTTTCTAGTTGCCGGATCTCGTTTGGCGTCGCGATGCTGTGCGTGATGTAGGTCTTAAACAGCCCCGCCCGGCCCGCTGCGTCAGCCCGCAGCAGCCCTTCGATGGCGAACTCGGCGTGCAGCACTTGCCGCTCGGCCGGCAACAGCACGCAACGCCGGATGGCCTGCTCGATCCGCGTCAGGTAAGGCCGCAGGCCGTATTGCAGAAAGTGAAGGTTCGTCTGCTCTAGGCTCGACGCCCAGGACGACGCCTTATCGGTGTGGCCAATCAGAACCGGCGGCACGCCCAGCCACCGGCACACATCCTCAACCGACCACGCCAGGGTTTGCATCAACTGTGCATCCGCCGGGCTGAGCGTCAGCGGCGCATACTTAAAATCACCTTCCAGCAACAGCGTCTTGCCAGCGTTCTCAGGCCCGCCGAAGCCGGCCATGATCTCTCGCAGGCGCTCGCGCTGGTCGGACTTCAGCGCCCCGCCTGTCAGCACGCCAGAGGGCCGCATCCCGTTGGCAAACGTCTTGCCCGCCGAGGTCTGCGCCGCCAGCGCCAGGCCAAGCGACTGCCGCGCATAGGCAACCGGCGACAGGCCCACCATGCCATCCACGCCGAAGCCTTTAACGTGAAACACCTCGCGCTCAGTCAGCACGCGCGAGCCGGCCACGCTGGTGACGCGGTAGCCAAGGCTTCCGTCGTCCTCGCGGTAAACCGTGACATGATCCGGCCGCAGCGGCGTCAACGCCACCACCTCGCCGCCCAGGTTCCGCGTGATCTCGGCATAGGCGTTGCCGTAGAGGCAGAGCGCCGCAATGCAGCCCTCCCAGAACTCCACCGCCGTCATGTCGGCGTTAGGCTGGTCGTGCATAATCTCAAATAGCCGCAGATCGCGGGCCAGCGCCTTCTGGCCTTCCGCGTCGCGGCGGTAAACGAACAGCGGCAGGGTCGCGATGGTCTGCGACAGCAGCCGCACGCACGACCAAAACGCCGAGAGCGTCATAGCCGCTTCCGGCGTTACCGCCCGGCCCGTCTCAGCCGCCGGGAACTGCGCCGTATGCTGGCGGCCCCACCATTGCCCGCCAAGCGGCGCGAAGGTGCGGAGGTTCAGCACCTCGGCCGCTTTGGTTAGCCAGTGGCGCATCAGAAGACCACCGGCTCGGCAAGAAAGCCGACCACATCGCCGCCGTGCGCCACAGGCGCCCGCGCCATCAGTTCAACCGCGTTAAACGTGGCCATCAACGGGTCGATCTTGGCCGTCCCGGACGCCTGCTTAGTGATCAGCATTGCGTTCCCTTTCGGCTCGACCTTCGCGTTACCCACGCACCAGGCCATGAGGCTCTGTCCCGCGTGAAACAGCGCGCCCTCTGCCAATTTCCGTTCCGTTAGCTTGATCGCGCCGCCCAGCCGCCAGCCCTGCGACACCGCCGTCATCTGGCCGGGTTCAAAGCCCACCGCGCTCAACGCATCTAGCACCGCATGCGAGTTGCCGGGGTCCACGCCGACCGCGTGCTGTTCCGGCAGCAGCCCCGCATCCCGCACCTCGGCGCAGATGCTGACCAGTTCGTCCAAATCCTCGCCGACACGCTCGACAATCCGCAGCTCGCGCGCCGCCGCGAAATCCCGCAGCCTCGCCGCCTCGCTCTGGCGCCGCTTCAGCACAATCGGATGCGCCCAGGCCCGCGCCCAGGTCAGCCAGCGGCCCGTTCCGCGCTCGCGCCCGACAACCGCGAGGCCCAGCAAGTCATCCAGGCCGCCGCCATCCACGCCGATGGTCGCCACCTCGCAGTGGGCCAGGATCGCCGACAGCGTGACGGCAGGATCTGCCTGCTGGTCCCAATACTCGCCGCCAGCCCAGCCGTCCGACCGCAGGGCTAGGCCGATCTCGACGTTGAGATGCTGCGACGCCCAGCGCCGCAGTTCGCCATCACCGCCAGCCTTCGCGGCCTCGTAATCCGGCACCAGCCGCTCGACGGTAATGGACCGGCCGGCGTTCGGCGTGACCATGTGCCAGTTAGCCGGGTCATCCCAGGCCACGCCGGGCGGGAACTCATACAACACCGGCAGGATGGGCGCCTTCAGCGTGCCATCCCGCACCGCGCGGGCCTTGGTCAGCTCGGACTTGAACACGCCAGACGGCTGGCGCTCGCTCTGCGTGGTGATCGTGACCAGAAAGCCTTCTGGCTGGCTAATAAGCCCGCCGCGCAACTGCCCGATGACGCGATCCGCGTCCGGTGCCTCGGCGATAACGTGCAGCTCGTCCAGCAAGATGCCCGCCGGCTTGGTGCCGGTGACGATCTTCGGGTCGAAGCTCTTAACCTTGAGGAAGGCGCCGGTTGGGCGGAACGTGATCCGCTTGATATGCTCTTGGATGTGGAACTTGGCCGCCAGAACCTCGTCGGCCTCGATCATCCCGACCGCTTGGCGGAACGCCAGGTCCGACACATCCTGCGTCGGCGCGACAATCAGAAACTCGGCCCTCGGGCGCTTGTTCATCAGCAGCGCCGTGACCATGACCGCCGCGCCGGCTGTCGTCTTGGACTGCTTCTTCGGCACCATGACGAACAACTCGCGGATATGCCGCGCCGTGCCATCCCAAGAGCCAAAGAGCGCCCGGACGATATCCTTCTGCCAGTCGCCCGCCGCTTGCTCTAGCGGCGGCTTGCCCACTACGTCCGGCAGCCGAAGCCGCCCGAAGATCGCAGCCGCTTTGTTCGCTTCCGCCGCCACAAGCGGCAACGCAGGCAAAAGCGTGCCGCCCGCCCGGATGCGATCCGGCCAGTCAGGGCAAGACAGATCCCACATCGGCTAGTTGAGCAACGCTTCCCAATCCGTCCCGCGCTCGGCGGTGCGGGCCACGATTTCACGCTGCTCTTTCTTACCGACTTCCTCGGCCGCCTGCTCGCGCCAGCCGGCACGGGTCTTGAGCCAGAAGATCGCCGCCGTGACGCCAGCGCTGCCCTTCTCGGTCGTCGCCCGCTGGAACAGGCTCTGCGCGACCTTAGCGTTCGCCTCAATCGAGCCGGTCTGCAACTCGACCCAGAAATGCTTGCGGAGCGTCTTGGCGTCGATATTCAACACCGTGGCGATATCGCCCTGTGGCACACCGTAGGCTGCCATCGCCTTGACCTGGCGCCGCTGGTCGTCGGTCGGCGCGAACGCGGGACGGCCCCTCATGCAGCGCCTCCCTTCCGTTCGGCTTCAAGCTCGGCAAACGCGCGACCGTCGCCTTCGAGCGTGGCCTGCTGGCCGGTGAAATCCTGCCAACGCTTCACGGCCACATCGACGTAAGCCGGGTTTAACTCGATGGCGTGGCAGGAGCGGCCGGTCATCTCGGCGGCGATGATGGTGGTGCCAGAGCCGCTGAACGGCTCGTAGACCGCCTGGCCGGGGCTGCTGTTGTTCTCGATGGGCCGCTTCATGCACTCGACCGGCTTCTGCGTGCTGTGGCCGGTCTCGGACTTCGCTGGCTTCGAGATCTGCCAAGTCGTGCTCTGCTTGCGGTCGCCGGACCAATGGCCCGTCCCGGACTTGCGGACGGCATAGAAGCAAGGCTCATGCTGTGGATGATAGTGGCCGCGGCTAATCGCAAAATTGCTTTTGACCCAGACGATTTGTGCGCGGATCTGGAAGTCGTTCTCCAGCAAGCTGTCGGCCACAATGTGGCCCATCGTGCCTGCGTGCCAAACGTAAGCCACATCGCCGGGAAATAATGCCCAAGCGCCGGACCAGTCTGCGTTGTCGTCGTTGAGCACCTTGCCCACCGCGCGGCCGGATGGAGCGCCGCGCGCCCCATTTCCCGCCTGCACAGCGTCATTGCGCCAGCTTGCGTCGTAATTCACCCCATACGGCGGGTCGGTCACCATGAGGTGCGGCTTCACGCCGTTCAGCGCCTTCTCGACCACCAGCGGGTCCGTGCAGTCGCCGCAGGCGATCCGATGCCGCCCCATCACCCACACATCGCCCAGCACGCTCACAGGCTCAGCGGGCGGCTCGGGCACCTCGTCCGGGTCGGTCAGGCCTGCCGTTGCATCAGCCAGCAGCGCAGCCAACTCGTCGCCGCTAAACCCGGTCAGGCCCAGGTCGAACCCGCCGCCCTGCAACTCGCCTAACTCGACCTTGAGCAGGTCGGTATCCCAGCCGGCATTCAGCGCCAGCTTGTTATCCGCCAGCACATAGGCCCGTTTCTGCGCCTCGGACCACCCGGCCGCGACCATCACCGGCACTTCTGCCAGGCCAAGCTTCCGCGCCGCCAGAATGCGCCCGTGGCCTGCGATAATGCTGCCGGCTTCGTCTACGAGGACCGGAACCGTCCAGCCCCATTCGCGGATCGAGGCCGCGATCTGCGCGACCTGCTCGTCCGAGTGCGTGCGGGCGTTTCGGGCGTAAGGCACAAGCGAGGCCACGCTGCGGCGCTCGACGCGATCAGCGGGCCATTGAAGGGCGGTCAAACAGAGTGCCTCGCGTGTTGGGGCGGGAAAAAATTCTGCAAA